GGGCTGCCAAGAACATGTCCACAAACTGGGTTACAGAACGAACCAAAATATTCAGAAAAGCTATCTGAATTTGGAACGGTTAACTGGACACCCTAGTTAGCTAATGAAGATAGAGTCAAGCGATTTTTTGCCTATAGGTAATGAATTTCAGAAAATCTTCGGAGTAAGCTTTGGAAAGTTCGTTGATATGCGGTTTCTTTTAGCAAGAAAAGAGTTGGTCTTCAATTTGCTGAAGTTCACAGATTGGCTTGAAGAGTGCTATCCGGATGAGTGTTCCATTGATGGAGTGAGTTATAATGAGGTAGTCGAGCGAAAGTTTGGCAACCGAGGTGTTAAAATGATAAAGAAGATGATAGGATGAAGTACATGGGTAGTAAGGCTAGAATCGTGCATGAAATATTGCCGATTATGCTGGACAAAGAGCATGATACGTTTGTAGATGCTTTCTGTGGTGGCTGTAGCGTTATTGAGAACGTTCCGGACACGTATCGAAGGATTGCCAACGATAAGAATAGGTATCTTATCGAAATGTGGAAGCATCTTCAGAATGATGGGTTTGTCTTCAACCATATTAGTAAGACGTTGTATAACTTTGCAAGAGACTGCTATCACGGAAAGAATAAATTCTTCACAGAAGCAGGTGTCGGACTAATTGGCTTTATGGCGAGCTTTAATGGACGTTTCTTTGATGGTGGCTATAGCGGACATAATGTTGTCGGCAAGAACGGAAAGGCAAGAGATTACATAAGGGAGCAGATAGAAAATACAATGCGTGATGTGCCTCTTCTCAAAGGTGTCGAGTTTTATAGCGGCAGTTATGATGAACTTGTGATACCGGATAAGAGTATAGTATATTGCGATATACCTTACAAAGCTGCGAAAAAGTACGATGTGTCAAAGAATTTCGATTACGAAAGTTTCTATATATGGTGCATGGAAATGGCTAGAAGAGGACATAAGGTCTTTATCAGCGAGTATCAGATGCCACAGGAGTTCAGATCTGTTTGGGAAAAGGAAGTAACAAATTCTCTTAACCCGAATATCACAAAGAGACCAGTCGAAAGGTTGTTTACTATTGATTAGAATTAGGATGAAAGAAACTTATTGCTTAGAAGATGTGCTTTACAATACAAAGCGTTACTTCACGTTGGAGAATGGAGTAGTATCAGGAACAGAACTTGCACAGGAAGACTTTAATGCATTCCTTGGTCTTGCAAGTCGGCTTGGTTATAATGTAGTGAAATTATGAAAAGGCGAGTAAACAAGGATTGTCCGTTCTCGGCAGAAGAATTGGATGAGTTCAGAGCTGCCTTGTATAATGTGAATACATCTTTTCACTGCTGTAATGCAGCTCCGGTAGACTGGGCGGCAGGATGGCAGCGGAATGATATAAGAAAGACGAGGTAGGATTGCCATAAGCTACCAAATACCCACGTGTCAAAGCCGTGTGATGCCTTGCGTGGGGGCGGGATTGTAAACTTAGGAGTCACACGGCTTTATTTTGAAGTTTCATAACTACAAATAGCCTATCGCTAATGGTTGTTCCCTTGGGCAGGGGAGATAGTTAATACCGCATCGTAAGATGTGAACACTTAAAATTTGCCGACAACCATTGGCACTTTAATTATAAAACAGGTGAAAGTTCTTGCCGATTTCCTTGCATATATGAAAGAAATTTCGTATCTTTGCAAGTGAATTTCGGTGAGACACACCTTTCAAAAACTGGTTAAAATTTAAGAATATGATTTCATACAAGTACAAGCTATATCGGACGAAGAAGACGAAGCATTTGGATAAGATGCTCCGTGAGGCTTGCTATGTTTGGAATCACGCTCTTGCCTTGCAGAAGAGATACTATAAGCTGTATCACAAGTACATTCCAAGATTTACTATGTATAAGCATTTCTCTAAGTGTTATAAACCAACATTGCTTAATTGTCAAACAGTTAGGGAGGTGTTGGATAGATTGGATATATCTTACAAGCGTTTCTTCAAGCATGATGCGAAGCGTCCACCAAAATTTAAGAAAGCAATAGAATTTGGTTCATTTGCCTTTCAACAAAATGGCTATTCCCTTAGTGGAAACGAGTTTGTGATAAACAAGATAAAGAAGTCATTTAAGTTCTCTCTGAGCCGTCCCTACGATGGCAAGGTCAAGAGGGTGTCGGTCAAGCGAAACAAGTTGGGCGAGTACTTTATCGTCCTTTGCTTAGACAAGCAAGCCGAGTCTTACGGAAAGTCACATGATGGTGCATCCGTGGGCATCGACTTTGGATTGAAGAAGTACATGACTTTGAGCGATGGGCGTGAGATTGATAATCCTCAGTTCCTTAAAACTGACTTGTTGGAGCTTAGACGCAGGTCTCGCAACCTCTCGAAGTGCAAGAAGGGCAGCAATAACCGCAAGCGCAAGAAGCTGGAGTTGGAGCGATTGTATCAAAACATCGTGAACAAGCGTTCCGATTTCCAGTGGAAGATGGCGCATGAGTTGTGCAAGCGTTATGACTTGATTTGCTTGGAGGATTTGAACTTGGAGGGAATGAAGCGTAATTGGGGACGCAAGATGTCTGACTTGGCTCATGGCGATTTCGTTGTGAAGTTGGAACACGTTGCGAAAAAATATGGCGTTCAGGTTCATAAGATTGACCGATTCTTCCCTTCGAGCCGCCTTTGTACTTGTGGTTATAAGAATGATAAGCTGTCATTGAGTGATAGGGTTTGGACTTGTCCTATTTGTGGTGCAGTTCATCCTAGAGACCTCTTTGCAGCTGAGAATATACTTCGGCAGGGCATTGCCGAATTGGGTAGTGGTAGTAAGCCGTCCGAGCAATCGCAAGGGTGCAGCCACGTTAGTCACCCAACAATTCCTTGCAAGTAGCGAGGGAGTATGTCAAACCAGGTCACTGGGGAGGTGTTGACACCAAGAAGGGTTTGAATCCCTTCTCATCCACTAATTTTAAAAGGTAAAATCATGAATGAGTATTGTGAGAATTTGATTTCAAATGGAGTTCCTAGCTGGATAGTAGAGGAGGCTTATAAATTTACAATTGAGACTTTGAAATCAGCAGAAGGTTTGGTAGGAATTGATAAGGAAAATAGTGAGCTGTATAGAAATGTCATTATCGCAGCCTACATTAAGGGTGCTAGTGCTACATTGGTAAAAGTGCAAAAATATTATGGCGGTGAGGAACATAGTTAGACAATGGAACGAGGCAACTGAAGGATATTCGTACCGCTTCAAAGGTGGAGATATTTTTCTCCGGTTGGTTAAGGCTGAAGGTAGTTATGAATTGCGTAACCCTATAGGTTATGGTGTTCAAGTAGTCAAATGCAAAGACTTGGATGAAGCGGATGCAAAAGCCAAGGAAGTGCTAGAAGCGTTTTTTGAAGACAAAGTTAACATAAAAGTTATTTGATTATGGACTTAGAATTGTTGATTGATAAGATAGACTTTAATCAAGGTGCAAGACAGATAGCCAAGCAAGCCTTGGAAATGGGAATGAAATATCAAAAAGAAGGTGCTTGGCATTCTGTTGAAGAGCTGCCTGAGTATAACAGACGCATTGTCGGTCTGACCAAGGTTCGCAAGCGTTTCAAGCATCTGAATTTCTTAGGCGAGGAATGGTGGAATAGGTTCACGAAATCAAACGCCATCTATAAATGGGCTTATGTGGACGATTTAGTTTGATAGTAATCGTAGAAATCCATAATGCTATTTTGTTTTAAATGTTTACCCCATCACTATATATAATAATGTAGTGGTGGGGATTTTTGTGTTAACGTCAGTAAATTATTTGTTTATATTATTATAGTGTGTTAAAAGCTATAAGAAATACATTAAATAGTTTGCATATTTCGAATATTCTTTGTATCTTTGCATTGTAATTAAGAAACAAGATTACTAATTTTAAAAGGTGAGACACACCATAAAAACTGTAAGAAGAAAGTGGAAAAGAATAATGCTTATGTAGAGGTATTGGTAAAGATTGCCAACCTCATGGGTAGAACAAAGGAGTCTATCCAGATGTCGTCTTCAAATACTCATACGAGTATTACGATGTTTGCCGAAAATAATAGCAAGATTATAGGAAATTGGTATTTTGATGCTTCCGATAGCAAGGAGTTGGTGGATGCTACCTTCAATGGTCTGAAGGCTTTGGTTGAGTCTCTTGAGCACAATAAGAGCAATGACGGACAAGCAGCGTAAGTACATAGAAAGTCTTATCAAGAAAGTGTTTCGTAATGCAGATTCGCAGAGCGAAATACTTTCCAGATTGGATAGGGTTAAGATTTCAAGCCATCAAGCTTCAGTAATGATACATGCATTGAAGTTAGAGTGCAATATCGGTCGCTCCGTTCCGGCATATATGTTAATGGCAAACAATCTAAATTCAAAAATGGATGAGTTCTTTAGTATATTAGGGTACGATGAATGACGTATTCTTCAAGAAGAAAAGAAGTTGATATGAAAAAGGTAATTATGATAATAGCCGTTGCCGCCATTTTGGTAGGTTGCAAAGGTAAGGGTACAAGAGTCCAAATCTCGGATTCTGTTGACAAATTCAAGGTCGAGAAATTGTTTGTTGTAGATAGTATAACAGTGTACAGGTTTTATGACAATGGAAATGCTATCTATTTCACTAACCGGAAAGGTAGGGTAGATGCGCCCCATTCCGAGTACAATCCGGTTACTCACACATACAATGACGAGGTTAACGAAACTTTATGTGAAGGAGACTGAAAATGAATAAACGAAAATGCAAGAAGTTATTCTACAAGGAGAGTACTAAATGGCTTTTGAAAAGAGGTTGGACTGACGGTTATATAAGTCCTAATACTATAAAATATGTAGTAAGAAAGTTAGAAAAACTCACAAAGTTAAAACTTTTATACTACTTACATAATAAAGTTGAAGAAGATTACTTTATGATAAGGAAGGAGGTGAACAATGAAAACATTTGTCTTTGATGTTATGCTCAACGGAAGATTTGTCTGCGCATTAAAGTATAAATATTGTGCGCTCTTCCCCATAGACTTTGAAGAATTAGAGAAGTTCGTCCTTAAAAAGAGACCTACTTTGAAAGGTAAGGATTTTAGAATTGCATTTTGATTATGAAAGAATATAAATTAGGCGATAAGATTGTACTTGAAGTAGTGCAAATTTCACAAAGTCAAAGTAAACGTTGTAATGGTTGTTATTTCCGTGAAAATAACTGTTTGTGCCCACATTTATTATGTGGTGGTTTTGAACGTTCTGATGGAAGAAATATAATCTTTAAAGAGATAAACGAGTAAAGGTATGAGCAGAAAATTAATGAATTTGGCTTTGATGTATACTGCTATCACGGCTTATGCTAGTGAGTATCCATTTGGACACCCTAGCCCTAGACTTGATACACCGAAAGGCAACATTCCTTCCGATAAGCAGAAGTGTCAGCCAAAGGCGCAGCATGAGTTCACCATCAAGGGGATAAAAATTATGGCAGCTTCAAAGAAGGATGCTATAAAGAAGTTTAATCATCGTAAAAAGTAAAACGTATGTTATACGAAGCACAACAAGGAACAAAGGCTTACGAATACGTTAAGAGTATTCTCGATGCTGAATTTGAAGAGCATAAAGCCTACATGAAAAGAGTGGAAGAAGCCGTTGGCTTCGAGTTTGAAAAATATCAGGGCTATCAGCCTAATAGAACTCTCACAAGAGTGTACGAGATTACCGCTATATGGGTTCTTTCTGAGCGTTATGATACCTTAGATAAGAAGGTGTGGAAGAAGATAGACGGTGTAAAAATGGAGGACGGTTACTATATAGCTATTGCGCCTAACAAGCGTAGTAAGCAAGGTAAGGCAATAGCAGCAGTACTTACATCATATAAATCCTTTACTCATCATTTCCAGATATTGAAGGAACTGAATATCGAAGTTCCGTACGTCAGCCGATTCTCCATCACCCAGCTTTTACGTCACAAAGACCGCATTTTCGTTTACTTCGATAATAGTATTAGAGCTGAGAAGCAAAATCCAGACTTCGTGGAAATCACGATAGGTGAGTATGAGGATTTCATTAATGGCAAAGATTAAAGCGTATGTCACAGAAATATATAGTTGGTGATGTTGTTATGTATGACAACAAAATCATGGTAGTCAAAGAGCCAAGAGAAGGAAGCCACTTTGACTTGTCTTGCCCTAAAGAAGGATTGGTGTACTGCTTTGTTGGTATTGATGAAATAAAGCCAATGCTCCTTACATCTGCCATTCTTCTTAAGAATGGATGGAGTAAGGGACAAATATACTTTAGGCATAGTCGTATTCCAAGAATTAAACTTTGCACAGACGGCGGTATTAGTTGGTCTGTTTCAATAAATAATGATATTATGGGAGGGTATATCAATTACGTTCACGAGTTACAGCATATCCTATTTGCTTTTAAAATCAACTTAGAAATGGAGGTGTAGGTGTATGAAGCTAGTTATCGAACCAATGAATACGCTACCTTGCCGTTTGGAGGTATTTGCCATTAATGGAAAGAATGCTAACCAGAATGATTTTGTTTATGCGTATGACCATGACATAGAGAACGCAGAGACTGATACCTGTTCTGATATGCAATTAGAGTTCAAGTTTATAACAAAGGAAATACTTGACAAATATAACATAACGGAAGAAGAATATAGGGTCATCTGCTACGAACTAAAACGTGTGCTACGAGAAGGGAAATGTGATAGTTGTTACATTACACGCATCTTAGTACAAAAATATAGGGCGTTAGCAATAATGAGAATAATAAGCATTTAACCGCCTTCGGGCATAAAAGATATTAGTATGAAAATAAGTGATTTGGTTAAAAGTTTAGAGAAAATAAAGGCAAAACACGGAGACTTGCCTATTGCTTTTGAGGTAAGTGATGATGACTGCTGTCCTATAAAGAAAATACACGTCAAAAAGATATATGACGATGATAGTACCGTTTCAGAAGCAGGTTTCTGTGAGGTAAGAAACTTAGGTGATGGGGAGAAGTATTTAAACATTAGCGATATGTTAGGTTAACGTCTTCGGACATAATTTTAAAGATATGACAAAAGAAGAATTAAAAGCAAAGGTTGCCAAGCAACAAAGTATCATCAATGATGCTAACAATCAGATTTGTTCTGATGTGAAGGAGTACATCGAAAGTCTTCCATACAAAGTTGGAGACAAAGTTAGCTGCTCTAGATGTGATGTTTGTTGGATTGCAAGCATTGTTCCAGACCGAGGTTATAGAGGTTATAATGGCGAGATTGATGTAAGAATCAACCCTGCTAAAAAAGATGGCACTCGCTCCAATAGAGAGTTTGTACTATGGAGTATGGAAATTGATAGTATCAAGAAGATTAGTTAATCGTTTTTGGGCATAAATAGTAGTAATATGACAGTACAAGAATTAATTGATGAATTATCAAAGGTAGAGGATAAGACTATGGAAGTCAACTTCCCATATTCTCATGGTACACAAGAAAATGGGCAACCCATGAATGTTGATAGTGTATCAGTATTTGATGATTGTGTTGTAATTTATTAACCATCCCTTATGGGATATAAATATAAGTAATAATGAAGAAGATTAGTACAGAACGTTTGGCAGAGCTTCTTAAAGCTGAATACAAGTTAGACTTGTTGGAAGCAGGTGGAGTTGACAACTGGGATGGCTATGATGTTAGCCTTAGTTGCGAGTATGACGATGAAACGGAATCTTACTTTGATTTCAAAAAGAAGTCAGACGAGGAAATTACCTCTGAGTTTGAAGATGTTGAGTAACTAACTACCCTCTCTTGTAAAAGGGAGAGGGTAAAAAGAAAAGAATATGAGATTAAGTGAATATAAAGCAGGTACTATCTTAGTTGCTAGTGATGGTAAAGTGTTTATCCATGATGGCTTTGTTAACGCTGATGGATATGGTGTGATAATTGGTGAGGATTCTGATGGAATGATTCAGAAATCCAATGGTATTGGCAATTGGATGAAGTGTCACATTAAAGGTGTTGCGACAAAAGAACAGATTAGTGGGTTCTTTGCCAAGGTTCGTAAAACACAGAAAATTATCAATTACTAAGGAGGGTAAAAAAAGAAGAGAATATGGATTTAGTAATTACAATATTAGGTTGGATTGCATTAGGTGTTATATCTGCTTATCTGTTAGCAATAATAGGTAAAATAATCTTTGATGCTGCAACCGCTGATTATAAGTTATACAAGCATGTAAGATTGTGTCGCAAGAGATTGTTAAGAAAGCGATATGAAGATTATGCTTGGCTATTATTCCAGTTAGAGAAAGATACGGAAGTTTTCAATCTTACTCATAACACAAGAGATTGGACTTTTGAAGATTGGAGAGAATTTTATCTTAAAAAGGTAAAGGAGGATAAGCAATGAGTAAAGAAAAAGCGATAATTCATATCAATAATGTTTCCAAGATGATTGGCTCAAAAAGAATAAAATTGAGTGAAGGTATGGCAATTCATATTCAAAATGAGTTAGTCCTGGCACTTAAAGAGTTAGATTGATTATGATAAGAGAAGAATTACAAAATCAATTCGGCATTGCTATCTGTGAGTATTGTCGTAAGCACGTCATTTCCGAATATAATCTTCGAAAAGGATGGGTTTGCGAGAAGAGTTATCATAAGGAAGCACAAGATGGCTACGCAGCAGAAAATAACATAGAGTTGGAGGATTGATTATGATACAAAAACAGACATGGAAGGACGAAATCAGAATTTTAATAACTGATGAAGAAAATCTTGGTTCTGTTCAAATATCCATTCCATTATATGTTAGTGATATTTTCGGCAAAGCTGATGCTTTAATATATGCACTCTTTGTTGATGATACTCATAGAAGATGTGGCGTTGCAAAACGTCTGTTACAACTTGCTGAACAACAAGCTAAGTTAAATGGAGTGAAAATAATCGGGTTGGAATTTAATAAAGATGAATCTGAGAGTTTTGTTTTCGAATGGTATCTGAATAATGGTTATAAGCCATTTAATAAGGAAAGTAATTTATTAATTAAAAAAATATAGTATTAGTTATGTCATGGTTAGCAGTAGATAAAGGTGGCTGTGAACATATTTTTGCAGAAAAACCTTACAGAAATGAAAGTAATACATTATGGATTTGCTCTGTCGTATATTTATATGGGCAGAGGTACGCAAATACCGGTTGCTGTTACCTTCCTAAAGGAAGCATTAAGAAGCTCATCGGAAAAGAATTGTCTTGGAAAGATGAGCCTGTCGAACTTAAAGGAGAATAAGTAATGAATGAAAAGATTCAAAAATGTCAAACTTGTTATTATGATAATAGGTGTTATTGGCAAGAGTTAGCAGACCATATTCCTATGGATTGCAATGACTATAAAAAGAGGGATAGGAAATGAGCAAAATGAACGTCAAAAAGTCTCTTCTAGATGTTGTTAAAAGCAATAACTTAGAGATACTAAAAATAGATTTATTCAATGATTTTGAGTTGTTCGTAAGGGAAGGCACTAGGGAACGTAATGAGTATTGCAAGACTTATGCAACATTAGACGATTTGGATTTTGATGTAGAGGCTTTCTTGCTTAATGATGAAGTACGTGGAATTGTATACTGCCAAGATAAAGACACAAAAGAACCAGTGTGGATTGAACCTTGGAGTGACGAATGCTATTCTTGGTGGCAGATTAGTAGAGTTCCTGCCTTCTATAAGGATAGACTTAAAGATTTAAATATGAAAAAATATGAGTAAAGTATCGGCACTAACAATTATTGATGATATGATTGAAAACTATACTAGAATGATGAACGCAGGAAATAAGAAAGTTCTTGTAGTTCACGCTAGAAGTTTTCTAAAACTAATCAAGCAAGAGTTAGAACTTAAAGAAGAATAGTTATGGAAAGAATATTCGAAGTAAATATTAGAGTTACTATTGATTCTAAGTGCAATGATAGTGACGATAATATTATAGAAGAACTTATGTATGGAGCAGATAAATATTTCTATCCATATTGTTGTAATAATGAACATATAGAGCATACTAATAGTACTGCTCATAAATTAAATAAAAAATGAAATCCCTTATCGAAGACACGTATTATTTGGAGATAAAAATAAGTAGCATATGGAAATTGTAATTTTATATATAAGTGTTAGTCTAATTTACATCTTTCTTGTTTGCTTGGATGGAGAAGATGTAAAACCGAAATGGAAACAATGGCTAGCTGACAAACTAGGCATCAAACCAAAGATAGAGGTTAGATATATAAAGCCACAAGTCGTTAAGCTTCGTTCAAGAGTTACAATGTCGAATATAGAAATGCAATACTATTGTCGTGACAAATCTGGCATGGAGCAATTGAAGAGAAGAGCAATAGAAAGTGTGTACGATGAAATTCTTAAGGGAATGAAGGCAAACGAATTGGTTTCCATTTCGCAATATAATGACATTTATAGTAATAACACTATTTATGAGGGGACATTTGAAATTTATAAAAACAAGTAGTATATGAAGATAAGACAAGCTAAGAAAATCTTGAATATGATGGCGAAAGGAACGGACACACGTTACTTCGATTCAAAATATACATTCAAGAAAGAGAGTAGATTCATTCCTAGATTAAAGAATCTCTATCAGAAAGCAACTATCAGATGGAATAAGGTAAATATGCCGAGTGCTAACGTTAGTTTGTTTCGTTCAATTTTGAGAACTTCAAAGGAATGCGGTCGTTGTAAACATTTACCTCAGTTCGGGATAAGAAATAGTGCCTAAAAAAGTTGGTAATCTCCGATATTTTTTGTATCTTTGTAGTTGAAATCCAATTAGTTACAAACATA